TTATTTCGATAATTAGTATTATATTTCAGCAATTTGGACTATAATCATCTTGTCAATTCAAGATTAGTATTTTTATATAAATCAATGCTACACTTAATCAGTTTACTACCTACGGTTATTAACCATCTACAGTACACCACTAAGGCTGACGTTCTTGCGAACTTAATTTATAAAGGAATCAATGTTTAACCTTTTATTTAAAAAATATCCTTATCCACTTATGCAGAGTGGAATAATTGTATTGAACTTTATACATAAATATAAGTTATTCATCTCTTAGTCTACGAAACCAGCCGATGCCTATATACATTCTTTACAATTATACCTACCAAAACATTCAACCACTGCTATGGTTTAGATGGATGGAGAGTTATTTTCCATCGTGAGCTACACTTGTTATAAACCTTGCATCTTGTTTTGCTTCAATTAAGGATATTTTAATTTTTATTTAGAAGTTGGAATTAAACATTGAATTCCAACTGAGTCTGTTTTAAGTTCCCAATTATAGCTTATAGATAAATAGAATGAGTTATATTTATATTCTCCTGAATTCCTTATGAGAATAATATTTTTGTTGATAACATCTGTTGTATCTTTACACTTTAATATGTCTAATACAGTTTCATTATGAAAAGTAGGAAATATACTTGTTAATGTAGATAAATGTATTTTTGTAGTTGCCATATTAAATATTTTTGTAACTTCTTTATAATTTAATTTACATTGATCATTAAATACCCCTAATTTTTCCTGAACTAAATTTATAATCTGTATTTTCCATTTATCGTAAGCAATATCATAGATTTCTTTAAATTGTGTACGAGTAATTTTAAATGTTTCTATATTTTTAATATTTTCTTTTATTTTGTCAGGATGTCCTTCTGGAAGATATTGTTGAATTTCTTGTATATCTACTGGGTTATTTAAAGCATAGTTTTCAAAGCTATTATTTGCCCAATAATCAAATACTTTTGTAAATTTTCCATTCTCTATTTTTTCAGAATAATAAATTCTCCTTAAAAATAATTCATTCTTTGATATATATTCTACATGAGAAAACTTTATATAAAAGTCACTTTCTTCTCCTTTATACCATTTTCCTTTTTCAAATTTTGTTTTCATTGTATTTTAATTTTAATAATTTTAACTTGCTTTTATTTTTTTTCTAATTGAGAAGGGTTAAATAGATATTGAATCATCTCTTGTGAAAGACCTTCTGTTCCATAACCATCAATATCCCTTGCTTCAAATTTATCAAATTTATTAAATAAACGATAAGAATGATATGAAACAGTACAATATATTTTATCTTTTGTATAACGTGGAGAAAAGGTTTGTTTAATAAACTCTTCTATTAAATTAGACTTTTTTTCTAAATAAAGATTTGCAAGTGATACAAGACTTTTACCATGTTTTTCAGCACCTTCTTCTACTATAGTTTTATAATATTTAATCATATTTAAACAATATGAATTAAAGATTTCTTCTACTTCTTTTTTATTAGAAATAGAAATACTAAATACAATTAAATTACTCATTTTTTGTTTATTTATTTGTTTGTAAATATGAAAAATAATGATACTTTTACATACTCTCATTTCTTTAAGTATAACCTAATTAAATAGGAAAGTATTTCGACTCATTTTTATACACGTTTAAGTCATATTTTAATAAGTGTTTCTGGAAATAAAATCCAACTTATTGGTCATTAAGGCTGATTAACGAGTGCCTCTTATTAAAATAGTCATCAGATTATTTTCGTGTACATTGGATTACCTATGTTATTTTACCATTGATTACCACGATTTTCATCATCGTTAAATCTATATCCTAAATCAGATTCAAATTCATAAGGGTCAATATCTTCCATATCTAATGCTTGTGTAGCATTATGAGGACAAGTAGGTTGTACTTTTTGATTATTTCTAATAATCATTTTAAGCACATTACGAAGGTGGTTAATATCCATGTCATCCACAGATATTAACTTACCATTACGCATTTTCCAGTAAACTGTATTATCCTTCATAAGTTTGTAATTCAAATGAATTTAGTTCTACTTCATTTTTTAAATCTTTTAAATATTCAGATTCTAATTGAATATCTTCAGCATTATATAAATGAGTAGTAAAGTAATCACCTGTATTTACCCATAAAGCAATTCCTTCTGTACCATCAGAATATTTTCTAAAAGATACATCATTTGGTGTTTCTTTTTTCTCTTGATTATGGTCAGTGTAGAATCTTGTAGGTAAATGTTCAATAACACCTTTTAATATCTCTCCTGTTCTTGTACTTTTTACAATAACTTTAGTGTTATAGAAAGGAGTTATTAAAGAGATTAGTTTTCTAGAGATTCTGTCACATCTATTCACAAAAATAAATCTGTCAACATCATGTGTCGCTTTTAACAAATCTGCTACTTCTTTATCTCCATATAACATTGTATTAGCTCTTGAACTTATATTAAATTCTTTTACTAAGTTTTCAATTTCTGAGTTAAATTTCATTTTGCTTTACATATTTTACAACACACTTAATATAGGTAGTGTTGAACACCTGATTTGAATAGTTTACTCTATTGTGTTTTACAGCAGAAACTATACTAAATAAATGAAGGGAAGAACTCAATAGATTCATATCATCTAATGATATATTATATTCCTTATTTAATTAATGTCATAGTATAGAACCATGCTGTCCTCAACAACTTGGAAAGTTATTTAGGTTTTTTGTCGTAAACAGACAGATAATAAAGATTTTCTAAGAAGTTACTACATGAGCTAAAACATTTTTAAATGTGGTTTATGCAGGCTCACTCCACTTTTCTTACAAAGAAAATCTTTAAAATGATTTATACATTAAATAAATTGTTTAATGACTCGCAGAGTTTTGACATACTCTACTTCCGCTCCCAACGGCTTGTTAATCATAGTTTATAAAATCCGTAAAATGGCGAATATTGGGCCAACGGATAAATTAATATAAAAGGATTCCATCTTGGTCAACAGATTTCAAGCGAGTTCACACTTATATTCCTTAGTTAAAAGAGTTGCCACACTTTGAACTTTTAAAATGAGATTGGCTTAAATATATTTCTATATTTCTCAAGTAGCTTTTAAAGTTTAATAACTTTTACAGACCTTGCCAAAGCTTCTGTATATAAATACCTGATTTTTAAGTCTGCACAAACTTACAATTACACTTTATCAGAGTGTTTGATAATTACGCAAAGACATGATCTTATTCATTCATCTTTTTCAGTGCTGATAACACTTCGTAATAATTGTATAGTTGCCCCACAGGTTTGTTAAGGTTTATCAACCTAATAAAGACTCCAGAGTTTCATTTTACATTATATCTCTGGAAATCCCCGCTTCTAGGAATTTTTGCTGCTTAACTCCATTACTGGTTCTGAGGAACGTCCTCAACGTGTGTTAGCACACACTTCTGTTTGTTTTATTTCCATATTATTTTTTAAATCCCGATTGTTAGCACACTAATGCACGTCTACTCTTTTGTATTTGTTAGGGATTTAAAAAAAGAACATAAGGTTAGTACAACTTTACGACAAGATTGGTTTAGGACTAGTGCTGCATCTTTAACATTATGCACTACCTTTACTATGATCGGACCGTTTTAATTAGATTTTTCTAAATTATCACAAATATTATTAAACTCTTCTCCATTTTCTATACAGCTAATACCTCTTAATTCAGCTATTTTATTAAGTAATCCTATTACCTCTATATTAATTTGAGGATTAGGTGATAAAAATATAGATTCTGTAAAATTATTTTGAGCAATATATTCTAATAATTCCTTCCATTTATCTTCCATTTTATTTCAATATAAAATTTTAATAATGATCTTTTAACTTGTGAAATTTTCTTAATCACAAAACTTACGATATTATACCATAAGAGATTTCAACTTTTATTTATACACGTTTAAGTCAATCATCAGATTATTTTCGTGTTTCTTTATATTAAATTTAAATAATCAATAATAAAAAGAATGAAAGAAAGAAATAAGAGAATAAATAAGAAGTTGAGAAAATATTTTTCTATTGAAAATAACATTTTCTCGAAAGTATTTATCTTTAACATTTTTTAAAATTTTTTAGAGTTAGTTGAAGGATATGTTTTTACTTTTGATAAATAAACATGATTTCCATTTTGAATCTCTAAATAATTTGATAAAGAAAGATAAGTCTTTTTATACATTCCTTTGTTTAAGGAAATTTGTTCATGTTCATATTGAGAATTATTTCTAATAGAAACAAGAAAACCTTTTGAAGTTTCTTCAATAAAAACTTCTGATACAACTTTAATCATAGCTTAAAATATTATAGGGTTTAGAAAATTCAGATTAAATAAAAAGGGATTATATCGCTATGATAAATAATCCCTTAATATACCTATTTAAATAGGATTTAAACAAACAAGAAAACAAAAAATATATTAATATATGTATTTTCATGTTATAAAGTATTCTTTTGACAGAAATACCTTCTTTTATGAGAAATTTCAGCTATTCTCTTTGCAATCCTTTTAATCTTTGCAGCACCGTTCTTTAATAATGTAATGAACGACAAACAATACTAATAATACTATTTTTAGATGATTTTAGTTTCTTAAACATATAAACCATTTTTGAAGTTTTTTAAATAATTTTTATAATGTAAAAAAAGTTAGACTGTTGGAGGGAGGAGGACTGTCACTTATTCCTCTACTTTTACACCATCTAATTTAAAAATTCTATTACAACTTTTACAGATACAAAGACTTTTAATTAAAAACCATTATTTTTCAACTTCCTTTTTTACTATATTCTTATATGAACTACTTAACTTAACTTATTTGCAAATTAATACTTTTTATACTACTTAAAAAATAGAGGTATTTAATTTACTTATAGATTTACTCAATTGGAATTATGTCTTTTATTAGACAAAACTCATCAGTATAATTCAATTGAATATAACAATGTAATGGAATCTTAAAACGATACTTATTATATATATTTTGATAAGGCAAAACTCTTATAATTTCACCTGTATCATCATCAACAAAGGAATTAGCAGATAATAATATACCTTTATATGCTTTTATGGTTGTACACATTATTGGATATACTCTTTTTAAAAAATTAATTTAAAAATAAAAAGGAGGTTTTATCCTCCTTTTTATTTTTATTTATTTACTTATTTTTGGCTTTTTTTTCGGCTTTACCTTCTATAAAATCAAAAATATAATAAGTTGACGGGATCATGTCAATCTTTTCAACAGTTAGATCCGCACCAAAAGCGGGGATCTCTTGTTTATGTATCTCTTTGCAAATTATATTTTTTCCTTCTAATGCTTTTTTTAAATTTGCTATGCAAAAGGTAGTACCTTTTTTTGCACCGTACAAATTTTTCTCTTCTGTTGCCGCGTATTTGTTTCCTGTACGTTTGGAAATTTTTATATCAATATATTTGCGTCCCCTTAATGTATTAAAGGACAAATATCCGACAAAGTCAGAACCATTGTAACACTTAAAAGCAGGAAAGGCGATTCCTGAATCTGTTTTTAAAGCCGCAAATTCTTTTAGATTTACAATTTCTCCTACTTTTGGTTGATAGTAACTGTTTGTACCGAAATCTTCATACAAAGCTTTTTCATTTTTTGCACTCTGAATTGTAACGAATTCATTCCAATTAATCTCGCTTGCTTGAAACTCTTTTTTTTCCACTTTTTTTTAGTTTTTTAGTTTATTAAAATAATTATTTTTTATAAGGTTCAAAAAGGTATTTTTCAAAAAATCCTTTTCTCCCTAAAAGGGTGAGGGTCAATTAGGAGACAGGCTACACATACTCTTCATATATAAAAAATAAAAAAATAAAAAATTTTTATACTATACTAACTTATACCTATAATATTATTATTTTTAATTTTACTACTTTTGTTAAATTGCATTTTATTACCTTTGTGACAGAATAAATTACTCTCTTAGAAGAGGGATTTTTAATTTACGAAGTACCAATAAAATAACAAATAATAGAATTAAATATAAAAAGAAGGTGTAAAAAATGAATGTAAAAAATTATTACTATGAAGCAGAGTATGCAAGTGATGTTATGTCAACTATTCCGCATGGATACATAGATAAAACTATATGTGGATGTGGATTAACTACAATTGCTTTAGAAAATGATGAAAATGTTATTATTGCTGTTCCATCAATTGGATTAATTACAAATAAGATTGATCAATATCCAAATCAAAGATGTTCTCATAAAATTTTAGGTGTATGGGGTAGTACCTCTGATCAAGATGTACATACCTACTGCTCTGGCAGACATACAAAAAAAATTATTGTAACTTATAATAGTCTTTACAGAGTTAGTTTTATGCTTGATAAATGTAGATTAATAATAGATGAAAGTAATGAGTTACTTAGGATAGGTACCTCTTTCCCTAAAGAAGTAGATCTAGTATATGAACTAGCTAAAAAATATAGATCAACTGTAAGCTTTATTTCAGCAACTCCTATTAAACTTCAATATTTACCTAAATGGATTTCTGAAATTGATCAAGTAAAAATCAATTGGAAGAATACTGTAAAAGCTCGCCCAATAATAATGCAAAGAACATACCCTTATAAAGCTCTAAGAGAAGAAATACTAATTTTGCTAAAAGATGGAAATGTTACCATTGGGTCTAAAACATTTTCAAAAGTAATAATATTTATAAATTCAGTTGATAAAATTATTAGTAGCATAAAAGAAAGTGGAATTGATAAAGAACAGTGTAGTATAATATGTGGAGATACTTTAAAAAATGATACCTCTATTTCTGGAATAAAAAGATATTCTCCAAAAGATAAATTTCCTAAGTATTTATTTATTACTAAGTCTGGATTCTCAGGAATAGATTTATACTCAGAAGATGCAATGACAATTATTGTCAGCAATACTAGTAAGAGTTGGCAAATGATAGATTTATATACTGACTTAAAACAGGCTATTAGTAGACAACGTTTAAAAAGTAATCCAAATTATGGATCATATATTTATCTATTTAATCAATCACTATTTTCAAAATCAGAAGAAGAATTAATTACTGATTTAGAAGGAATAAGGGATAAAATAATATTAAATATTCCACATTATGAGTATTTAAAAAGTATTGGAAAAGAAAAGTATTTTATGAAAGATAAAGATTTTATAGAATATACTTTATTTAAAAATAATACTTATGTACTAAATAGCAATAGGTTTAATGCTGATAAATATTTTATATTAGAAACAAGAAATCAATATACAAAAGGATTTGATATTAGAGGAGAAGAATCATCTGAGGTAGAAGAATATGTTAAGGCAGTAGATATAAAAAAGAAAGGATCTTCCTATGCTGATCTAGTAACATACTTTAATATAAATAAAGACAACTTAAACTGGGATTTAGTTGATGGTAAACAAGAATGGAAAGATGTAATTGAAAAATCGTATGCATTGTATAATACCACATGAAAAAATTATACTATTGCAAAGAGTATGGTTCAAAACTATATTAACTCTTTTGATATAGTTAAAAATAAGATTTCCAATGCTTTTTTAAAAGGTAAGAATTATAGTACATTAGAAATAAAAGAAATACTACAAAATATATATAAACAAAATAATATAAATAGATCTGCAAAAATATCTGATTTATCAGAGGTATTAACTATTAAAAAAATAAGGGTAAGTAATAAATGAATTATTAGAATTATCTAATTTTATATTATAGATTTTTTAGAAAAAATTATATTACTTTTGTATATTAAGAAGATAAGTATGAACAATTAATTCTAATCGTATGTTACCTTGAAACATTCCAACTTATCAAGACTATTATTCCGAAAAAACTTCTAAATGCCCATGAAGAAGTAGTGAGAAAAGTAAAACTGACTCAACAAAAAAAGCCACATAGTATTATGTGGCTTTTTTATTTAAAGGTCTCTGCATTATAATTTTTTAAATTATCTCTTAATAGATATGATCCATTTTTAGGAAGTGAAACAACTCCTCTAATTTTTATTTCACTACGTCTTTCTGGTATGTATTTGGAAATACTTGTAGTTGGATCACTTATATTAAATGGACCATTATTAATTCCTAGAATTTTCATCTTTAAATTAATTTTATTTAGAATGTTTTTTACTGGTTGTTCTCCTAATAATAATTCTGCAAATGTTTTTGGAAAATTATAGGCATCATGAAGAAACATTTCATTTGTTGCACTATTTCATTTTAATCCAAATTTTTGTAACATGTCAAATCCAGATGCTCCAGAAAAATCCTTTCCATCAGAAACAGGTTTGACACTATAACTCTCATCTGCTTGAATCCATTTTCCTGGATTATTTAAAATCTTTTTACCTAAATTATACACCTTAGTCATAGTTTCTTTATCTACTAAGTTAGGTTCTATCTTTTTATAGAAATCATAGTTCCTAACTATTTTACCAGTATTAGTGGTGTCAGCAATTGCTTGAACTCTTTTGTCTATAGTAGGCGTAGTTCCAATAAAAGTAGATTTAACAATTCTTTTTTGTTCATCTGATGCATCATCATCTTTTAAAGCTCTTAAATTAGCAGGTTTAAAATAGTCTCCAACTTTTTCTTTACCCAAATAAAGTTTAAAAGCATGCTCACTATCAGGAGTGCTTACATAACCCCTACCCTTTCTTTCTACATTACCTGATCTATGTGTTCAATCATAATTATAAAATCCCAAACTAATTATATCATATCCTCCTCCAGGATCTACTTTATTATATACTTGATCATTTGTTCATTTATTTGCAGGGTCTCTAATAAAATTTTTATCAGATTGTCCTCCATTTTTTAAATATTTAACTTTATATTTCATATTAATTAGTTTAATTTATTTAAAGTATTTTTTTAAATTTCTGTAATATTTTAAATCACTATTATATCAAAATCCATTTATTTGTAGCCTTACAATAATAAGATTGTTAGCATACTAGGTTTAATCTCCTTATGAGATTAAATTTAAGATTAGATTGCTTTTATAATTAAGGTTTAATTAAAAACTACCCTCTAATTTTTATAGATTTTTTAAACCTATATTTATTTATAAGGTTACAAATGTTATTATATTTCATATAATTTATTTTAAATAATATATGCAAATATATAAAAAATTATGTTAATAAATATATATATATAATATATAATAGAAAGATATTAATAGATAGAGTTTATTAAACTATTGTATCTAAAATTAAAAATAAAATAAAAAAAGTTGGGAATTATCCCAACTTTAAACCTTAATTAATAGTAATAAGTTTTTTAGAAATCTTTGCCTTTAATAAAATTATCTCTAGTATTCCATTTTTACAGGAAGCTTTTATTTCACATATATTTTTTGGTAATTCATATCTTTTATTTATGTGATCATCTTTACTAGAAATTACTAGTACTGAATCCTGTTGTTCAATTATAAAATCATCTTTTCCATAACCTGGAACAAACAAGGTAATTTTAAGTTCATTTTCTTCTAAACTAATTTTCTCTTTTTGAAATAAAAAGTCTTCAAACATAATACATATTTTTTAAAAGTTAATAATATTTATATTTTATACAAAAAGTGTGCCATAAAATATCTGACATTTTGTCAGGATTAATGATTTAAAAGTAGAAAAATGTTTTAATTTGGTTAATCGTGTGCATTAACTTATAAAAAATAATATAAAAAAATACTATAGAGAGTTTCACTCAATTTTTTTATGTTTACAACAGATTACTTTTTTTCATCAAATTTTTCATTATCTTTGTAACATCAAAAAGGAATTATATGATTGATGAAATTATGAAAAGAAATGGATTTTTTGAATCAGAAAATCCAAATGAATTTAAGAGACAGGATTGGACAATTAGAATATTTGGACTAGATGTAGAAATATTTAATAATCCAGACAAAGGAGATGGTGTATACTATAATGGAGATTTGTCTTTAGTTGATCTTGAAACAATAATAGCTGAAATAAATGAGTTAGAAATTTCAAAATTAGAATAAAAATTTTATACTAATTTACGTATACAATTAATTATAAAATATGAGTGCTTTGCCATTGTTGGAATGGAAGTAGTCTTCAAAACTACGCGTAGGGGTCCAAACTCTACTATTCGGGATCGTCACCTGACACTCATGCAATTAGTAATGTAAAGTTACAATAGACATATAGCTCAATTGGTTAGAGCAGGACGCTTATATCGTCAAGGTTTATGGTTCGATCCCATATTTGTCTACAAATATAAATAGGAAATATAGCTCAGAGGTAGAGCGGCACCCTGTTAAGGTGATGGTCATAGGTTCAAATCCTCTTATTTCCGCTGTATTAGGCATGTGAAAATAGAAAAATCAAACAGCATTTTTAATCAGAAGTATATCATATCAGCCAATACAAAGCCCATTACATAAATAATGGGCTTTTTTTAATAATTAATTTTATATGAATGTAACAAAAAGAAACGAAAAAAAAGAAGTTCTAAAATTAGATAAAGTTAGGGCAGCATTAAAAAAATGTTTTTATTCACAAAATAATAGTATTTCAGATATACTATTAGACAACATAGTTAATAACTTGCAAATTGAAGATAATATTGCAGTAGAAAAAATACAAGATCAGGTTGAGAGTTTATTAATGAAGTTTGGGTATTTTAAAGAAGCAAAGGCTTATATCTTATATAGAAATAAACATAAAGAGCTTAGATATATAGAGGATAGAATTAACTATATGAATAGATATATGAAATCTTCTGAAAATGCAGCAAGTTCTTCAGAGACAGATGCGAATGCAAATACTTTTATTAAAAATGTTGCTAATTTAGATGGAGAGGTTTATAAGACTACAAATAGATCTATACAAAGATATAGAATGAAAAAAAAACTTGAAGAATTATACCCAGATCTTTCTGAACAGTATGAAAAAGATATTAATAATCACATTATTTATATACATGATGAAGCTTCTACTCCGGCAGTAAAAAATTATTGTGAAGCTATTACATTATATCCTCTATTAATTCATGGTACAAAGACTATGGATGGTCTGGATATTAAACCTCCTCATAATTTAAGTAGTTTTTGCGGACAACTTATTAATCTTACCTTTTTATTAAGTGCTCAATGTAAAGGAGCTGTCGCAATTACTGAATTATTTAATTTTTTTGATTACTTTTGTGTAAAAGAGTGGGGAAATGACTATCATTTAAAAGATAGTTTATGTGCTGATTCAAATATTTGTTTAAATAAAAAAACAATTTCTCAAAAAATTGACCAATATTTTCAACAGATAGTATACTCTTGGAATCAACCAGCAGGTAATAGAAGTTATCAATCTCCCTTTACTAATATATCTTACTTTGATAAATATTATTGAAAAGCCATTGTTGAAGATTTTGTGTTTCCAGATGGCACTAAGCCTTCATGGGATAGAGTATCTTATTTACAAAAAAAGTTTATGAACTGGTTTAATGAAGAAAGGGAAGTAACATTATTAACTTTTCCAGTAGAGACTATGGCACTTCTTACTGATAAATCAGATATTATAGATAAAGAGTATAAACAAATTACATCTAATATGTATGCAAAAGGACATTCTTTTTTCACATATCTAAGTGATAATCCTGGAAGCATAGCCTCTTGTTGTAGACTTAAGAACGAGATTGATGAAAATGAATTTAGTTTTACAAATGGTTTAACTGGCGTACAAACAGGTAGTTGTAATGTTATAACTTTAAATCTTAATAGAATAATTCAAGATTGATTTAATAGTAGTACATCTGAAAAAAATAACTTAGGACTTCAAAAATACTTAGAAGAAATTGTAAATAGAGTACATAAATATCATATAACATATAAAACACTTTTATATGAGGTTGAAGAGCATGGAATGTTAACTTCTAGTACTGCTGGTTATATTTCTATGAATAAATTGTTTTCTACAATAGGGTTAAATGGATTAAATGAGGCTGCAGAATTTTTAGGATTAACCTGTTCTTACAATGAAGACTATAAGCAATTTTGCAGATTAATTACTGGAACTATCTCTAATTTAAATAAAAGTAATTCTTCTAAAAAATTTAAATTTAATCAGGAGTTTGTTCCAGCAGAAGGGTTAAGTAGTAAGAATTATAAGTGAGATAAAGAAGATGGATATTGAGTTCCTGAAAATAGAAATTTATATAATTCATATTTTTATCTAGCACATGATAATACTTCTGTATTAGATAAATTTAGACTACATGGAAAAGAGTTTACAGAGTTATTAGATGGAGGAGTAGGTTTACATTGCAATCTAGAAGAGCATTTATCTAGTAGTCAATATACTAAATTGATTGAGTTTGCAATAAAAAAAGGTACTTCTTATTTTACATTTAATATACCTAATACAAAATGTGAAGAGTGTGGACATATTGTTAAATCTCCAAAACTAACATGTCCTAAGTGTGGCAGCAGTAATGTCACTCAGTGAACAAGAGTTATAGGTTTTCTAAGACCTATTAAATCATTTGACCAAGAAAGATATAAAGAGGCATTAAATAGAGTTTATTCTAACAGTGTATGTTAAAATTTTGTGAAACAAGTATAGTATTTCAGGAATTACCTAATGAAATAACACTTTATATAACTATTTCAAACTGTCCTTGTAATTGTAATGGATGTAATTCTGCCTATCTGCAAAAAGATATAGGTAAAAAATTAGATGTTGAAGTGCTATCTGAACTACTTATAAAAAATGATGGAATTACAGCTGTTTTATTTGGTGGAGGAGATGCAGAGCCAGAAGAAATAAATAAACTTGCCTTTTATATAAAAAATAATTGAAATTTAAAAGTTGGTTGATACTCTGGAAAAAGTACAATAAGTAAATATATCTCAATAGAAAATTTTGATTACATAAAAATTGGACCTTGAATAAAAGAACTTGGGGGATTAAAAAATATTCAAACAAATCAGAAAATATTTAAAGTAGAGGATAACCTATTAAAACAAATATATTTATGGGAAAGAAATTAAAGGACAAAGGAAGATTGCCTGAAAAAAATTTAAAATTAGTACAAGACTTTAAGCCAAAAAATGAAAAACAATCTTTATTAATAGATATTATTAATGAAAAGGAAGTTATTTTAGTAAAAGGTGTTCCAGGAAGTGGCAAAACAATTTGTTCATTAGGAGCTGCTTTAAACTTATTAGGCGATGTTTATAAAAAAATTATTATAGTAAAATCAGTGACAACACTTCCTAATGAAAGTATAGGTTACTTAAAAGGAGATCTTTCTTCTAAAATGGAACCTTTTATGTTTTCATTTAAATGAAACATAGAAAAACTTTGTGGTGAAGGATCATTTGATAAACTTATTGATAAAAAATTAATAGAGATTTTACCACTAGCTTATGTAAGAGGAATAACAATTGACAATGCTATTGTTATTTTTGATGAGGTTCAAAATACTTCAATTCATATATTTAGGACAATGATGTCCAGAATAGGTGAAAATGCAAAGTATATACTACTAGGAGATACAGAACAAATTGATTTAAAAAAGAAAGAAGAGTCTTGCTTACAAGAAATATTTAATTTGTTTAAGGATGAATCTTATATAGGGACAGTAGAATTTAATGATGATGATTGTGTAAGGAATCCAATTATTCCAAAAATATTGCAGAAATTAAAAGAAGTTATTCTATAATTTAAAAGGAGGTATATTATTACCTCCTTTTTTTATTTTTTATATATAATTATAATTATGCTGGTATAACTGCAATAATTAAATATTTTATTTATAATAATGTTTATTAAAAATTTTTTTGGTAACTTTGTCGCATGTGTAACCATTAATCAACCCTTAAAAACATTTACAATAAATGACTGTTATATTTGAATTTTTTAAACATATATCTGAAAATTATGGAGCTACTTTTGCAATATTATTTTTAACTACTGCATTATTACTTTTTACAATTTTTTTCATTGTAAAAACATTTCCAGACGTGATTCAAAGATACGTTGAAACTAAATTAATTGAAAGTAAGAAGAATCATTCTATAGGTTCAGCTAGAAGAAAAAAGGTCTCTATTAAAATAAACAAAATTTTATCTGATTTAGTAGTTGACACAAATGCTGATAGAGCATTATTATTTGAATTTTCAAATGGAACTTCAAATCTTGCAGGATTACCTTTTCTATTTATTAGTGCAACAAGTGAATCTATTAGTCCTGGAACTGCTAGTGTATCTCACTTATATCAAAGAATTAATATCTCCTTATTTGCAAAATTTATTGTAGATTTAGAAAGGTCTGGATACTACTTTACTGAAGACATATGTTCTGATAAAAATGAGTTACCTTCTTTATATAACTTTCTTAAATCAACAGGAGTAAAATCTATTATGTTTTATTCTATTTATGGGGTTAATGATACATTAGGTTTTATAGTACTTACTTCTGTAAATAATAAAATCCTTTTAAGAAAGGACATAATTTCTAAAGTTGCAGAATCAGCACAGGTAATAAGTTCTCTATTAAATCTAGAAGAATTAGAAGATAAAATAAAATAAAATAAAAAATGAATAATGAATAATGAATAATGAATAATGAAAATGCTCTTAAAGTAGATAAAACAAATGGAGAAATACTGTACAATGATGAGTTTCATAAGTACTGAATAAAAGACTCAGATCAATCATGTATATCAGTAACTTCTCTTATACATAACTACACAACTTTTGATGAACCTTTTTGAAGTAAGTATAAGGCTATACAAAGAATACTTACAGAGGATGTATTTGATGGACCTATTATAGGAAAACAAAAAGTAAAAGGAAAATCTAAAGATAAAAGAGGTCCCGCCTCTGATATAAAAAAGATTCTTTTACAAAAAAAGGAATTTGACTATAAATATTTAACAGATTTAAATATAAGTGAGAAAGACTTTAATTTAGAAGTTGAAAAAATTATTAAGGAATGATCTGATAAAAGAGAAACTTCTTGTATTAGAGGTACTGGAATACATAGGGAACAGGAATTAAGATTACTTGCTGGAAAATGTGATGAGTTAAAACATTATAATTTATCTGGGAATTTTATAACTAACACATCAAATAAATTAATTGTTGGATCTCAAAATATTTATCCTGAAATGTTATTAAGCAGAGTTTCTCCAGATGGAAAACTTAGATTAGCTGGTCAAGCAGACTTAATTATTCAGGATAATTTTGATATTTATTGTATAGATTTTAAAACAAATGAATCTATAGACAAAGAGTCTTATTATGACTCTTTAAAGAAGAAAAAACAAACAATGCTATATCCTCTGAATAACATTCAAGATTCTAACTTTTGACATTATTCATTGCAATTAAGTACTTATTGTTGAATGATTCAAAAGCAGGATCCAAGATTTAATATAAAAGGGCTGCTATTAATTCACTATGATCACGAGGGAGGATGTACAACTTATAACTGTGATTATTTAAAATCAGATGTAGAAAGAATGTTAATGTATTATAAAAAACAAATAGAACATGAGGAATTTAAAAAAAGTATTGCCAAAGTGGTATTCTAAACTTATATTAGTTTGTACTATTTTTCTATTATTAGGCAGTTATATAGTCCTGATTAATATTATCTCAATAAAAACTACTAAATGCTTAAAATTAGAAAAACTTACTACACAATATCAATTAGAAGTTGATAGGATTAATAATAGAAATGATTCACTATTAATTGTTGATAGTATTCTTTGCACACAAATAGATTCAATCAGACATAATAAAGAAATAATAATAATAAAATATGATAAAAAAATTAAATCTATTAATGATAATAATGCTTCTGAACATATTATGTGGTTGGACTCAACAATCAAATCTTTGAACTATTTGAAAAAGTAACAATGATACAATAGTGTCATATAATTTTACTAAAGATAATTTAAAAGATCTAAGGATATATATTATAAACTTACAAAAATATAAAGAGCTTTATGATCTTTCAGAACAGAAAGATAGTCTTAATGACTTACATATATTTAATTTTCAGAATCGCATCATAAATGATCAACAAATCATCTTATTAAGAGAGTCAGAAATTAATAAAATTACTTTATATGCAAAAACACAAGAAGTGGAGAAAATAAAATATAAAAATAAATCAAAAACCATACCTTATTGGTTTGGAGGAGGAATTTTATCAGGTATAATAGGAACTTCACTCTTAATAAATTATTTAAAATAATGTTTAACTTAAATAATACAGTTGAAAAACTTGGCAACATAATTGAAGGAACTGCTAAAAATTTAGTGAATATTGATTCTAAATTATATCAAGACAGAATACTTATTTGTAGAACATGTCCTTTGATAAAAAATGACTTAATATTTGGAGAAATTTGTAACCCTTCTTTATATGTAAATCCTAGTACTTTGGAAACATCTAATAGACCAAAAAAGAATTTTGTCTCAGGATGTGGTTGTATACTTAGATCAAAATTACGAGTAAAAGATGAAACATGTGTACTTAAAAGATGAAATAATGTTAATGATAAAAATGAATAATAAATGAGTAAAAAAGAAGAACTTACTGGTAAATTTTTTATGGGAAAGGATTTAAAACCTGAACAACGTTTTAATATAATTAAACCAGAAGAACCATTTAAAAATGAAATAGATAAATTAAAGAAAGAAAAAGAGGAGCAGGAAATGACCAAACTATTATTAGAACTAGAGAATAGTAAACAAGAGGAGATTAATCAAAAATTATCAAAACTAGAAATGATTCCTATGTTTAATAAAATTGTTATTCTTCCTTATCCAAGAAATCCTTATAGAAAAATAGTAGAGGGAAGTATTTTAGTAGATTATTCAGGTGATTTTTTAAATCCTGACTCAGGAGAACAAGATAAATTAAAAGAACTAGTAGGATGTGCAAAAGTAATTGAAGTAGGTCCAGAATGTAAGTATTTAAATGTGGGAGACGATGTTTATTATGATACTCGTACTGTGTATCCAGTTCCTTTTATGTCTCTAGGCTATGTTTTATGTTCTGAAACCCAAATCTTGTGTAATATGAATGAAAGTTTAAAAGAGAGGTATAATAAAAATAAGTAATATGATAGAAAGTGAGGTAAAACAATATTTTTTACCAGGAGACTCAGTCACAATAAGGCAAAATATTGCAAATAAGCCAGAAATGTATATTTTAAAAAAAATAAAAAAAACTATACGTACAAATATAGATAAGGAGAATAAAAATGATTATTTTCAAGGATTTTTATGTAGATGATTTACAAAAGAAGGTTGTATACAAGAAGCTGTGTATAATACAAAGGACCTAAAGAAAATATAATATATTATAAATTAAATACGATGACTGACGAAAAAAAGAAAGAATTATTTCCATACTTTGCATATCTTTATTCTCAACAGATAAACCCTGATAAGTATGGTTCAGTATCTTCTCCAGAAGAATGGACTAATTTAATTCAAGATAATGAAGAAGATTTAAATACTATTACAGAGGCTGCTACAAAACTTACTGATGAGGATTGAAATACTTTAGAAGAACAATATAATTCTAAAAATGATGAATCCCCACAACTTGCTGCAAAAGGAACTAAACTTAAACAGTTAAAGAATTCAGTTAAAAAATGTAAATGTGGTTGTGAAGCTATCTTAGTTAAAGAAGAAGGAGGTAAATTTTCATACAAATGCCCTCCATGCAAAGATACAAAAAGTAATGTAAAGTCTAAGCGTATAGGTGGAACTATAGAAGAACCTACTGATAATATTGATATAGTTGAAATTACTAAACAAATATTAAAATGTGGCGGTAAAGTAAAAAAGAAACAGCAAGGAGGTGATGTTGTAGATACTTCTTCTAGAATAGGTGTAGCAAGACAAGGACTTGTTTCAAAAAGATTATTTAAAAATAAGAAAAAATAAATAGTACTATTTATGAAGTTTTTTATAGCAGAAACATTTGAATATAAAAAAAGACAATTAAATCCTTATATTTCTAATAAAGAAAAAATAAATAGTACTATTAATGAAGCAATACCATTGACTAACTTGGCTTTATTGAACACATTACCAGTTGAAGCTGCTGCAGGATTATATGGATTAACTCAGTCTAAAAAACAAGGAGGAATAATAAAAGCTCAAAATGGAGTACTACTTACCCAAAAGAAACCTAATACTAATTTTAGTATTGCTCCTGAAAAATATAGTACTAATATAAAACCAAAAACTCCTGTTAAAATAAATGGTAGTTCTTTTGGTGTATCTAATAAACAATATTATCAACCTAAAAATGTAAAAGAATATTATTTCCAAAATGTAAAACCTATAATTGATAAAATAGAAACAAACCCATATTTATCATCTATTGCTCATGGATTGAGTAGTGGTATTCCTGGTGTCGCATATGGAGCTATCAATTCGTATTTTTATAAACCAGACTTTGATGCCCGTAAAGCCAAAACACAAGATGAGGCTTATAAAATGGCTAGAAGTACAGGAGCAAAAACATTTATATGGAATGGTAAACATTTTAATACTGATTATAAAGGTAATCCTAATAAAACTTTAGTTCAACAAAAACAAGAAGAACTTGATACTTATGGTATTACTAATGAACAAACTCAGAATAAGAATTTAATCACAGAAAGACTACATAATAATTTAACACCATTTGGATATGAAGATGCTATAAAAAGAGTTATAAGTACTGTAATTTTAAATAAAAAAGAGAATACATCTTCTTCTAATAAAAGAAATGATGCTTTTAGTATGTTATTAGGTTATCCTCAAAAATATAATTCATTTAAAATAAGCAATTATAAACCTAAAAATGGAAAAGATGATTATTATTATGCCTTAAAAGAATTTGCTGTAGATATAAATGATTTAGATAAAAACAAATGGAATTCATATGAAGAATTAAAAAATAAAATATATGATTCTAAAATTGAAAGTGATAAATTATATAATGAATATAAAAAATCTAAAACTAGAACTGAAGCTGAAGCTGATTCGTTATGGAACGAAGCTATAAGAAAAGAACATTATAGTTATCTTGAAAGTATGAATTTACCAAAATTAACTTCGAATAATTTAGTTAATAGTATTCCAAATGATAAAAATATATCAGAGATAATATTAGGAAAAGGAAATGTTTTAGGAGAATATACTGTAGGAAAAACTAAAGATTATTTATCATATTATGATAAATGGGATATAAATCCATTTGGAAGTGGTAATGATAAGCCATTATATAAATTAGGAAAACCTTTGAATATATATGATAGGAAATATTTTAAAAAATAAAAAAAATAGGAACAATCCATATTAAAAAAGAAAACAAAGTAAATTTATAGCAACGATTAAAATGAAATTAAATTTAGATAAACTTAAATCTAGTCAAATACCAATAGGTAAAAATGGTTTAGTTGCTGATAATACTAGAGTCCAAATTAAAGAGAAAATTCAACCAATTCCGTTAACTCAAGAACAACAACAAAATTTGAAATGGTATGGAACATTAAATAAACCACAAGTTAAGCAGACTTATTTAAGTCAAGGTAAGAAAAAGACTATAGAAGAACAGAAAGCATCAGATAAAAGACTTGCTGAACTAGAAGAGATTCAAAATTATCAAAAACAAAAAGTTAAAGAAGCTGAAGATTTACAACGTTCTATAGAAATTGCTCCATATTTAATTCCTGGAATAGGTCAAGCTATGTGGGCTGGAAAGGCAGTCGATCTCGCAACTAATGGAATATCTAAAGGTAAGTATAAATCTTGGGGTAATATGGTTGATCAGAAAACGGGTAGTGGTGAGTTTATTGGAGATTTAACTAATCCTGGGTATTATGCTGGAGCTTTAGCAAAAGTTTCTAGTCCTTTAATTAAAAAAGGTATTCAAAATAGTGGTGAATATCTTACAACAAGAACTCTATTAAAAGATGCGTGGAAATTAAATCCATATGCATTTAAGCCTAATCCTGAAGCTTATTATAGAGGGATAGGTAGAAGTGGATTTGATGATGCTATAAAGTCAAAAGTTCTAAGAACCGCAAATAAAACTGGTGATTATGGAGAGAATCTATACATGGCTAAAAATTTCGACATGGCAAGAGGAAATTACAGTATTGATCAAAGCTATGGTGTTGGTGATCCTTTTTCAGATGACTGGAAAATGGTTCAGCCAAAAGACAAAAGAAGTTACATTGCAGAAATTCCAAAGAAAAATGTTGGTAACATTGTAGACCAGGTATTTGCTGTATATAATAAAGGAGCGATTCCAATTAATGATATACGACTGTTGAAGCAAGATTGGCTGAGTAGATATAAAGATATAACTCCTAAAACAACAATACATTTTCAATCAAAAAATAAATTGGGGAAATTGGAATAAAGAAATACCTTCTAATAAACCTTTAATGGACGAATATTTACAAATAGAACAAACTGCAAAACAGAACGGTACTTGGATGAAGAACTCAGATGGTTCTGCATTTAATGGAACGCCTGAACAATTTATTCAACAGAATAGTGAGAATTTTAAAAAAGCTTTTCCTAAAGGAAGCAATATTAGTTATAGAGGAGATTTGTTAAATTTATCAGAAATAAAATCTCAACAAGAATTAGGTAAAGAAGCATTAAAAAGAAAATACAATCTTACTGATGAAGATACAGGTGCTTTAGAAAAACTTTGGGAAAGGTCAAAAGATAAATTAAACTCTGGTAAATATACCACTAATGACTACAATGCTGCTTTGAAGTATGCAAAAGGAGATAAAAATAAAGTGTTAAGTCTTTATACAGATATTAGAAATCCTAAGTTTACAGAAACAGGAGAATCTTTTAGAGTTTTAGAAAAAGATAGACAAAAACTATTATCTGAGGGATATGATGCTTTGATTACAAAACCATCATCTTTTTATCCAGAAGGTGAAAATGTTTTACTTAGAAATAATCAAATTAAATCAGCAATAGGTAATAATGGTATGTTTGATATGACTAATCCAAATATATATAAAGGATTAATTCCTACAGCTTTACTTTTAGATTTCCTATCAGAAAATAAAAATAAAAAACGATATTAGATTCCATGAAGTATCAACAAACTCAAAAAAATGAAAAATAAAATAATATTAATATTTTGGATATGTATTTAAAGATTCACCACAACTTGCTTCTATTGGTAGTAAAGCTCAGTATTTACAATATTTATCTACTATTTTTAAAACCAGTAAAGTAAAAGATACAAAAAGATTATTTAAAAATAAGAAAAAATAATATGAAGTTTTTTATATATGATAATGTTAATGGTAATGTGCAATTAAATTCTGAGGGATTGCTAGTAATTTCTGAATTTGCAAATTTATTAAGTAATGATCGAAATAAAACAAAGGAAGATAAACTAGGTAAAAAAAGGGAAAGGGCTTTTAGAGAATTTACATATATCTACCTATTTATAGATTGAGAAAGTCCTTACTTTAATTTTTCAGAAGAAGAAAGACATAAAGCTTCATTAGATAACTCAAAACTATCTGAAGTTGAGTTTAATGATGAATTATTTAGAGCAGCTTGTAAGAAATATGAAGAGATTCAAAATGAAAATATTAACTTAAGAATGTTAAAAGGTTGTATGATGTCTGTAGAAAAGTTAATATTTTATTTTGAAAACGTGGATATAAATGAAAGAGATCCAATTACTGGAAAACCTATATATAGTTCAAAAGATTTAATAAGTAATATTAAAAATGCCAAAGACTTGGTAATAAGTTTGCAAGACTTAGAAAAACAGGTTAAAAAAGAATTAGAGCAAGATACAGGTTTACGAGGAGGAATGGAGGCAGGATTTTATGATTAATAATAGAGACGTGTATGGAAATTATAGATGGAATTAAATGAGATTTTGGACCTAACGATAATATAGACTACTTTGATCCAGAAAAATCATATTACCTTACAAAGTATAGACCTATAAATGGGGTATTAGGACTAGATTTTAATCCAGACTGGTTTAGAGAAGATGCTATAAACAAGATAAAAGATGGCAAGTATAGTAAAACCATTTATGGCACACCTTCATATAAAATATTCTGAGATGAAAGATTTAAACGATGCACTGATGGGTTCGAGACACATGGTTATAGGATAACAGGTGATAATTATTTCTGACTAAACTTCTTTAGATTAAAAGAATCTATTGAAGGAAAGAAAGCTTCTTCTGGTCGAACTGTATCATTCCCCATGTTTCTAACATTCCAATATGAATATTTTCACTATATTGAAATGTGTGAATTACTTGATAAAGATGCTGGTTTATTAAAATCTCGTGGTATTGGGTTCTCAGAGATGGGTGCAGAACTAGCTGTTAGGCCTTTTATTACTACTCCTAATTATAGAGTGTTAGCTTCAGCTCCATCAGAAAAGCATTTAAAACCTTTATTATCTAAAATATGACCACAGTTGGACTGGTGTAATAAAGAAACAGAAGGTGCTTTTAAAAGAGTTCGTATGGTGATAAACACTAATACTCATAAAAGAGCTTCAAAGAAGTCTAGAGATGGAAGTGAAAGTGGCCATATGTCAGAAATAGAAGGAGTTGTGGCTGATTCTCCTGAAAAGATTCGAGGAGATAGAACAGAAAGACTCCTTTATGAAGAAGCTGGCTCAGACTCTTGTCTAAAAAAGAAATATATACAAGGAGAGGCTTTAATTACTGTACTTGGAGGAAACAGGATAGGAACTAGAATTGTTTGGGGTACCGGAGGTGATTCTGGACCTCAAGTACAAGGTTTAAAAGATATTATACTAAAACCAGATGCCTATAATATATTGAAATATCATCATAACTATACTCCAGATGGTAGATATGTTGACACAGGGATGTTTATACCTGCAACTAGGATTGTATCTAGTTTACTAGATAAACGAGGGTGGTGTAATCCTGTAGAGGCAAAGAGATATGAAGAGATTAAAAGGAGTAAAAAAGCTGAAGATCCAAAAGCCTTATTAATATACAAAGCAGAGTATTGTTTTACAATAGAAGAAGCATTTAGTCAACAAGGAGATAATATATTTCCTAGAGAAGAACTTTCGGAACAGTCTGCACAAATAACTATATATAAAAATACCCCTATTCCAAAATCTGGATGTTTAACATGAAATAAAGACGAGGATGGTAGGCAGGTAGGAGTTAATTGACGAGATGATAATACTGGAAAAATTATGATAGTAGAACATCCTTTAAAATCTCCTGAAGGAGTTGGATATAATAACTTATACGTTGCAGGAATTGACTCCATTGATATAGGTACTTTAGATTCTACAGGTACAGATAAAAAACCTTCATGTTTTTGCATTGTTATAAAAAAAAGAACTATTGGATTAGCTTCTCCACAATATGTAGCAATATATAAAGATCGACCTAAAGATCCTAGAGAAGCTTATGAGAATGCAGCAAAACTACTAACTTATTATAACTGTAAAGCTGTTCTAGAATCTACTAGAACTGCATTACTAGTCTATTTTCGGGATAAAAATTATATGTCACTATTAATGAAAAGACCTAGATCTTCTATGTCTGATATAACTAAAGGAAAGAGTAATATGTATGGAGCACCTGCTTCTATAAAAGTTATAGAGCACTATAGAGAGTTAATATATGATTTTTGTTTAGAATTCTCTGATACTATTTATTTTTTAGATATGGTAGAACAATTGCTAGAATATTCAGATGAAAATAAAAAAGAATTTGATATTGTAGCAGCAATGGGGATGTGTGAATTAGGGGATGAGGAGTTATCCACTAAAAAGCCTGAAATAAAAGAACTAAAAACTAAGGAAATAAATGATATAGGTTACTGAATTGATAGAAATGGATATAAACATAGTGGTATAATCCCTAAAACAATTGAAGGTTATGATAAAACAAGAATTAGAGCAGAAGATACTTGATTATATTCGGGAAAAGTATAAAGCTTATTACACAGGATTATTAGAAGTAGTAAAAAACGATAATGAATATTCTCTTATAATAGGGATTCCTAGTTATATGATTCCTACTACAATCTCTGGTACTTTTCTATCTGATGAGTTATTTTTGAATTATGTTTATGAAGAGTTAAGAATTAGAAACTACATGAGATTAGATATATATAAAGTAATTAGATGTGAAAATTCAAGAGAAGAATAAAATAATAAATAAAAACATGGTAATTAATTTTTTAAGTGAACAATTCACTTTAAGTGGAGGATACTATTACTCACCAGATTATAGTAAAATAAAAATTTAGTATGAATATAATTTTAAAACTTAAAAGAGTATTTTTTTCAGATAAATATACTATTGGAAAACTTTTTATAAATAATGCTTATTTTTGTGACGTTCTTGAAGATAAAGATAGGGATTTAAATAAAGATGGAGACTTATCTGATGAAGGGGAGCAGAAGATTTTTGGACAAACATGTATACCTAGAGGAGAATATAAAGTAATAATTACAGAATCAAATAGATTTAAAAAAAGACTTCCATTATTAAATGTTCCTGGATTTGAAGGGATAAGAATTCATGGTGGAAATACAGCAGATGATACACACGGATGCTTACTAGTAGGAGAAAATAAAGAAAAAGGAAAAATTCTTAATTCACAGAATACATTAGGTGCATTAATGAAAATACTGGAAGAATCAGATTCAATCAAAATAATAATAAGTTAGTAATTAACTTGATAAAATGACAATGCAAATGAATGGGTATCACTGTTATAGGCAATTAAAAGAACCTAGTGAATGATATGAGATAGAGTTATTGGTTCAATATATGTCTGCTTTATACTGAAAAAGAAATGGAGGTAAGATTGGAATATATACTGAACCAAAACATCTATCTATACTAGATAAATATAAAATGACTAATATATATGACTTTGTAGATTCAGAAACACTTTTAAGACTTCCTTCTTCAATAGATATAAATAGGTTTTGAGCCTTATCTAAGCTACTTTGCCATAATAATATAAGTGAATCAGAATACTGTATTCTTGATACTGATATGTATCTGAGAAAAGTTCCAACACTTCCTAATGTTTCCTTTGTTGGAGCTCATCCTGAGACACATAATACTGCAAAAGGGCAAGAGGTTTATAAAAGACTAGAAGAGTTTTTAGATCTAGAATTATATGAAAAGTATAAAGATTTTGAAGAAGTGAAACCAATAAATACATCATTTATGTATATAAATGATAAAGACTTGGTACGCAAATGAATAGAAGTTGCTCTACAAATAGCTAAGCATATATCTAAGTCACCTTCTTTCTATGGAGAAATGATGACAATTGAACAAAGATTCTTACCTATTGTATGTGAAGAATTAAATAAAAGTTACTCATCTTTAATATCTAATTCTTATTTGACTGCAAAAATTCCAGATACAGATGGAAAAGAGTGAGATCCATATCCTTATACAGGTGGAAACCTGTTAGAAGTAAGTAAGTATTTCTTTCATTTGTGAGGATTAAAACAACAATTGAATAATAAGGTATTAAGAGATAGTGTTATGAGAGTACTAGTTCGAGATATAGATTTAGATTTTCCTCAATATTATTCAAGAATTAAAAAAAAGTTTCCAACAATTAAGCAATACTTTAAATAATATGGAAAAAAACTCAAAAGAAAAACAATATATTATAGATAATATAGACAGAGCTATTAATGAATTAGTTTATGAAAAAACTCAGATAATTAAGGCATATAATTATTATCATGGGAAACGAGATCCAGAACAGTTTAGACATTTAGAAGAAAATTATGGTATAGGAACTCCTACTTCTATTGAGTTTATTCCTCTTGCTAGAAATCATATAGATGTTTTAATAGGAGAGTATTTGTCTACACCTGTTAAACCTAGAATATCTTGTAAGGATAACAAAACTCTTTCTGCAATTAACAAAGAAAAACAAAATAAAATACATCAAGAAATAGTTGGAGAATTAAAAAAACATCTTACTAATTCTATAAATGGCGAGAATGTATCCGATGTAGAAATTGAACAAAGATTAAAAGATATATATGATGATTTATCATTGAACTATGTATCAGAGTATGAGATCTCAAGTCAATTCATTGTTGATTGATTAATGCAAAATGAGTCTTTTGATTTTGCTAATAAAAGAAAAATGTTATTACTTGATTTATTAATTTCAGGAACTGCCTATTATAAAGAAGTTCCTTCTCCAAGCAAAACAAGTATTAATCTAAAAATATTAAACCCTATAAACACATTTATAGATCGTAATCAGGAATCTCCATATTTAAAGAAATCACCTAGAGCAGTCTCAAGAGAGTATCTAACTAAAGATCAAATTTTAGCTAGATATGGTGAATACCTAACTAATGATGATCTTGACACACTAGAAACAATCAGTGATTATACTGTTGATGGGGCTACAACTACATATCTTAGAACATATGATTCTATAACAGGAAACACTACTTCTGATGGTATTTTAGGAGGATTTGAAATAACTCCACTACTTCCATATGAGAGAAATACATCTAAATACTTTAGAATGTTTCCTGTATATGAAGTAGAGTGGTTAAAAACTGAGAAGGAAGATAATCACTTTATTACAAATAGATATGAAGGTGTTAGAATAGGTACTAAGATATACATAACTTTAGGAAAAAATAAAGATGTATCAAGAAGTATAGAAGATCCGTATAATTGTGATTTAAGTATTAATGGTTTATTTTTTTCTGATAGGAATGGGGAGCCTTTCTCATTAGTTTTAAAAACTGCAAATCTACAGGATAAAAATGATATTCTATACTTTTTTAGGGATAATATAATTGCAGAGTCTGGAACTTCTGGTGATTGAATTGATATGCCTTTTATACCAAAATTTTTGGGAACTGATGAAGCTGAAAGATTATTAAAATGAAAAGCTTATAAAAAAGGTGGTATGGCTCTGTTAGATTCTTCTCAAGAGGGAATTAGTATGGCAAATACTACTTTTAGTGGATATGATGATACATTAAAATTACAAGCAATTCAAGCATTTGATTTAGCTATCCAAAGGAATGAGGACACTTGTTCAAAAATAACAGGAGTATTTAGAGAAAGATTAGGAAGTATAGAACAAAAAGATGCAGTTACCAATGTTCAATTAGGAGTAAGGCAATCAGCACTTGTTACTAAGCAATGGTATCAGGTTATGGATTTATTAACTAGGGAAATACTATTAGATGCTTTAAATTTAACTAAGGTTGTATTTAAGAGTGGAATAACTGGTATGCTTGTTTTAGGAGATAATCTAAATAAAATATTTACATCATCCCCCAAATACTACACATTAACTGATCACGATATACATATTGCAGATAGTTCTGAAACAATACAAGAACAGGAAACAATAAAACAATTAGGAATGGAATTAACAAAAGGAAACCTAGTTGATCCAGGGATTCTAATAGACATTATTACTTCTAAAAGTCTAACTAGTATGAAACAGGATGTAAAAGCATCCTTGTCTAAAAAGAAAAAAGAAAATGATCAATTAAATCAATTATCTCAGCAGTTAAAACAGATGGAGCAACAACTTAAGCAAACTGAACAAGCTGCCCAACAAATGCAGCAAAAAATATCTAGTCTAAATGAAGAAAAATTGCAGTTAGAAAAAGATAGACTTCAGTTTGAAACCAAGTTAGAATGATATGTTGCTAATAATGATAGTCAATATAAAAATTCAAAACTTGAGTTAGATAAAAAACGTATGGATTTAGAAGCTCTACAATTAGTTGATACAAATAAAAAGAATGATGAGATTAGAAATGAATAAATATGAAAATAGAATATATAAAATCCGATCTTTACAAAGAAAAAGATAGTATAGTTACACCTGCTTTTTTTATTAAAACAAGTATAAAAATTAATATAGAGTCTGATTCAGATATAATATGTGTTTTAGAATATAGTTCAGATTTAATAAAATGATATAAAATTAGTAACTGTAGTTTTGACATTACTTTAAAAGAGACTCAAAGTTACTCCGTTACAAATCAATCTTTATATTATAGATTAAAATTTACAGATTTTCCCAGCAAAATAAATTTAAAAATAAAGTAATGAGAAAAGTAAATGAATATCCTTTTATACCAGATGGTGATATTAACAGGAACATATCATATACATTTTGACACATCTACTAAAACATACTCTTGAATATCAATCTAATAATTATGAATGCTATTAAAAAATTTTTACTAAATATTAGTAACTTCTTTATTGAGGTTAAAACCAGATGAAATGCAGAAACACCTATTTTTTGAAAAAAGATTTTAAAAATATGTATAAGACTAGGTATTATAGCAACATCCTTAATCAGTGCCGATCAAGTGTTTAACTTACAATCTTCTTATAATATTTCTCCAACTTTATTTACTATTTCTGGTTATATTATTGTTGCTTGTACTGTATTAGGTTTAGGAGCAAAACTAACTAAAACTGATAATAATGATACTGCAAATTAATATACTAAGAATATCTCCAGATAATAAGTATTTAGAATTTAGTGTAGAATGTCCAGAAGGATATAGGTTTAATACTTTATTTATATCTAAATACCTAGGGGAACATTTATATGATGAACCTATAGATTGTAGTAATTTATATAAAAGAGAAAATACAAAAGAAGTAATGAGATTTGCAACTAAGTTATTTGGAACAACTGTTACTATGTATAAGGTTGAGTTCGGAGTTGAGGCTATTGTTGCAGGTAAAGAAGAGATTGAAAATGTTGTAGCTGTATGTTCTAATATAAATCATGTATATGCAAGTTTACTTGATTTAGTTTTAAATTTAACTACATGCTGTTTATCAGAAAATACTCTTGTTCCACTAATGCAAAACTACATGTTTTTATATGCTCATATTGAAGCAATGAGACTTAATAAATACTATGAT